CAACACGCTGTATATCACTGCCGCACAAGCGGGTTAAGGGTTTGATATGGCAAATGAAGCCGCCAAAACCCAAACCATAAACATTGTTCCAGTTCAGGGGATATTTCAGCCTGAACCGACATTCGCATTGATTTCGCTGATTGGGCCAGCGGGAACGCCGTTTTATCCGATTATTGATCCCAATCAATCGGGTCTAAACATTACAAACAGCACGATCAACAGCACCACAATTGGCGCTACAACCCCGTCAACTGGGGTTTTTACCAATATTGCTACCACTACGGGAACAATTTCAAGCGCCCCTAGTTCGCCTGATTCGATTGTGAATCAAGCCTATGTGGACGCAATTGCCCAAGGTTTGGCATTTAAAGCGCCAGCAAACTACACCACCACAGGCAATATCACGTTGTCGGGCTTGGGCGTACAGGCAGGCGGTGATTGGAATGTGACCTTAACAGCGGGAAACCGCATATTGGTGAAAGACCAAACGACAGGTGCAAACAACGGTATTTATTTGGCTGCGGCTGGCGCATGGACTCGATCCCTTGATGCCAACACCTATGACGAATTGCTGTCTGCATACTTGTTTGTATTGGATGGCGTGACGTTGGCGGGGTCTGCGTGGGTTGACACAAATGTGCCGGGCGGGACTCTTGGGGTTACCCCCATCACCTTTGTGAGGTTTTCCAATACTGCGGTTTATTCTGCTGGCACAGGGCTAACCCTATCTTCCTATCAATTCAGCATCACCCCTGTGGGAACTGCTGGAACGTATGGTTCTGCTTCATCTGTGCCTGTATTTGTCACCAACGCATCAGGTCAGGTCACATCGGTTACCAATACTGCAATTGCAATTACCAACGGTCAAGTGTCTGGGCTTGGCACAATGTCCACCCAAAACGCCAATGCGGTAGCAATTACGGGCGGTTCAATTAATGGAACTACGATTGGCGCGACTACGGCGGCGGCGGTAACTGGCACGATAATCACCGCAAACAGTTATTTCAGCGGCGCGGGAACGAATCTAACAGGCACTGCAAGCGGTTTATCCATTGGCGGTAATGCGGCTACTGCAACCACAGCGGGAAGCGTAACAAACAGCCTTACGATCAATTCTGGTGGGTCTGGCGGTACTTCCCCCCAAACTTACAACGGCGGCACTGCTGTAACAGTCAGCTACAACACCGTTGGCGCACCATCCATTACTGGGACAAATGCTTCAGGAACATGGGGCATCAGCATTTCAGGTAATTCAGCCACGGTCACAAACGGGCTTTATTCCAATGGTTCTTATTCAAACCCAACTTGGTTAACTTCCATTTTGGGATCAATTGTGTCGGGCGCGGTGGCTACGGCTACCACGGCAACAAATGTGGCAGGCGGCGCGGCGGGTTCATTGGTTTACCAATCTGCCGCATCAACTACTACAACATTGGCACTTGGTACATCAAGCTATGTTTTGACCGCTGGCGCATCTGCCCCGCAATATGTGGCGCAATCCACTTTATCGGTTGGATCGGCTACTACCGCAACCACGGCAACTAATCTAGCAGGCGGTGGGGCTGGTTCTATTCCTTACCAATCTGGCGTAGGGGCTACAGCGTTTTTGGCATTTGGCACAACTGGACAGGTTTTAACCTCTAATGGAACTTCAGCGCCAAGCTGGTCAACCCCAGCCAATTACGCTACCGTTACTGATGACACAACCACCGCAGGCACACGCTATCCGTTGTTTGCAAACCAAACCACGGGTAATCTGACAACCGAATACGTCAGTTCCACCAAGCTGCAATTCAATCCCTCCACAGGTGTTTTCACATCTACATCATTTACGGGTGCGGGTACAGGATTGACAGGCACAGCGGCAAGCCTTTCAATTGGCGGCAATGCTGCAACAGCGACTAGCGCAACGAGTGCAACAACGGCAACAAACATTGCTGGCGGCGTAGCCAATCAGATTCCTTACCAAACAGGGGCGGGGGCGACTTCATTCATCACCGCACCAACCATAGCAAGCACGGCATTAACTTGGAGTGGATCGGCGTTTACATGGGCAACGGCAGGCACGGCGGTCACCATATCGGATGACACAACCACAAATGCAACCCGTTATCCATTGTTTGCAAATGCCACTTCAGGCACGGTCAGCACAGAATATGTTTCATCCACAAAACTTCAGTACAACCCAAGCACAGGGGAATTGACAGCGCCAGCACAGATTAGCAGCAATGGAATTGTGATTAATTCACAAACTGTATCTGCCAACTACACAATTGCGGCTGGCAACAATGGATTAAGTGCGGGGACAGTATCTGTCAATTCAGGAATTACTGTAACGATTGCAAGCGGTTCTGTTTGGACTGTTGTCTAAAGGAAAGAAATGTCACAAGTAGCCATCTCAGGTAATGCAAGCGGAACAGGAACGCTAACCATTGCCGCACCTAATACAAACAGCAACTACACGCTGACGTTGCCGCAAAACACAGGCACATTCATTACAACATCAAGCACAGGACAAGTAATCCCTAGGGCGGCATTGCCAACAGGGTCTGTGTTGCAAGTTGTAAACGCTACATATGCGACAAGTACAAGTAGCACAACTTCAACTTATGCAGATACAGGATTAACTGCAACTATTACGCCGTCAAGCTCATCTAGCAAAATACTTGTTATTGTTTCGCAAAATGGATGTAGGAAACAATCAAACGACACATATATAGGTATAAGACTTTTAAGAGCATCAACAACAATTTTTACGCCAATTACGGCGGCGTCTTACACCGCAAGTGCGGCAACTAATGATATTGGTTCTGTATCATGTGAATATTTAGATTCTCCCGCAACAACTTCAGCAACAACTTATAAAACCCAATTTAATAGCGGAAATAATACTGCTACAGTTTTTGTTCAAGTTGGTAATGATGGATCAACAATGACTCTTATGGAGATTTCAGCATGAATAAGCATGAGGCAATTTATGCAACCCATCCTGACGCTAAAGTTATCCGTGGTAACGATGCTTTTGACGTTGCTGGAAATCCTATTGCTTATGACGAGGCTGCTGTGCAAGCCTACATTGATGCCAACGCATATATAGCCAAACGTGCCGCTGAGTACCCACCAATCACAGACTACCTTGATGGTGTGGTCAAAGGCGATCAAACGCAGATTGACAAATACATTGCTGATTGCTTGGCGATTAAGGCTAAATATCCCAAGGTGACAGCATGACCGCAAAAATTGACGGAACAAATGGACTGCTTCAGCAATACGACTATCAAACCCCAACAACTGGGTTTTCTTATACATTTGCCGCTGGAACAACTGTTCTGATAATGAATCCTGCTGGTACGTTGTTAACAGGCGCAATTACAATGCCTGCGTCACCGTCTGACGGTATGACAATAACATTTAGTTCAACTCAGGCAATTACTGCGCTTACTGTTAACGCAAATACAGGGCAAAGTATTGTGGCTGCTATTACAACGCTTGCGGTTAATAGTGGGGCGGTGTATCTCTACCGACTAGCAAACACAACTTGGTATAGGACTATTTAATATGGCAACGCAACATTTCCCGCAAAGGAACAACAATGACCATAACGATTAACGGCACAACAGGCATAGCTGGTGTTGATGGCTCTGCTGGCACACCCGCAATTCAAGGCGCAGATACCAATACTGGTATGTTCTTCCCTGCGGCAGACACTGTTGCAATCACAACAGGCGGCTCTGAGCGTATGCGTGTTGATTCAAGTGGTAATGTGGGGATTGGTACTAGTTCGCCAGCGGTTAAATTAGATATAAATGGTATTACTGGATGGGGAGGTGGAACAACAGGTATTGCTGGAAGCATTGTTGGCGCAAATGCCTCAATTGGTAATGGCGGTAATTTAAGAGTTCTTTCAAATACTACACAAGCCATTGATGTGGGTGGTTCTATATCTTTGGGCGGTTATACAACTAGCACATCAAGTTCAATTGACTTTGTTGAAATTGCAGGAAGAAAAGAAAACGGCACTGCGGGAAATACTGCTGGCTATTTAGCGTTTGGAACACGCCCTAATGCTGGCAACATAACAGAACGTATGCGTCTCGACTCCAGCGGCTTTACTTATATCAATTGCACAAGTTCTGTTGCTTCTGTATCGTCATATTCAAATATAGCATTTAATGGTGTAAGTTATTTTGGTATATCAATTAAAACAACTTATGCAGGCGCTGGCTCAACATTTGCCGCATTTATAAACTCTGCTGGAACTCAACAAGGTTCAATTTATGCCAACGCAACTAATACTGTTCAATTTCTAACATCATCAGACTATCGTTTAAAAGAAAATATTGCCCCATTGACAGGGGCATTGGTTAAAGTTTCTGCCTTAAAGCCTGTTACATACAATTGGAAATCTGATGGTTCTGCTAGTCAAGGTTTTATTGCACACGAACTACAAGCAGTTGTACCAGAATGTGTTGGCGGCGAAAAAGATGCGGTAGATACTAACGGAAATCCGAAATATCAAGGCGTTGACACCAGTTTCTTAGTAGCCACATTGACTGCCGCCATTCAAGAGCAGCAAGCCCTCATCACAGCCTTGACAGCACGAATTGAAGCATTGGAAACAAAATGACAACATTTGATTGGAAAATTCTTGAAATCTCTGCTGATGGCGACTTAATCACCCACGCCAAATATCATGTGACTGCTGAAGCTGACACAGGCGAAAAGGTGCAGACTGAGGGCAATTGGTGGTTTAGCGACAAAATCGTTAAAAAACCCTTTGGTCAAGTGACCGAATCTGATGTGGCATCATGGATTGAAAATGAGACTACCCAAAACGGCGTAAACCTTATAAAATCACGATTAGAGGAACAACTAGCGTCCCTGCAAGGGAATGGAGTTGTTGTTGCCCCTTGGTTACCACAGAAATTTGTGCCAAAG